AAGGAACAGCATCCAAGTATGCCGATCAGCAGTGATAGGCAAACTCGTGTAACTTTTGGTGGTACAAAGAAGGACTAATTATTTAGTAATTCCTATCCAACAAAGTAAATAAAAACTTAAACAAGGATAAAAAATATGGCAAACTCAACAACAGCCTTTGGTCTTAGACCACTAGGCAAAGTTAGTGGGAATCCAGCAAACGGCGGAAATGACGCTTTCAGAATAGCAGATAATGCTTCGACTTCTGTATATCAAGGCGATCTAGTAGGCTTAACTGCTGGTAATATTGTTCCAGTTACTTCATCTGCTACTTCTACAATTTTAGGAGTATTCAATGGATGTTTAATTGAACAAGACCCATCTACTAAAAAACCAAAATGGTCAAATTTCTATACACAGACTAATATCACACAATGTATTATCGCTGCGTATGTATATGATGATCCAAATCAAGTTTACTTGGTTAAATCAACTGGGACAGCTGCTGGTAATACTGCGCTAGGAACAGGAACTACAGGTTACGGAATCGTACACGCTGCAGGAAATACGAATAATGGTATTTCTGGCGTTTACCTTGACCTTGGAGCTTCTACTACTGCACAGTTAAAAATCATGTCAGTATCTCCGTTTATTGGTAACGAAGAAAACGTAACAAATGAAGACTTTGTTGTTAAAGTAAAACAATCTTCATCAATTCTATAAGGAGAAAATAAACTATGGCTATATCACGATCACAACTAGTTAAAGAACTAGAACCAGGTTTAAACGCTCTGTTTGGACTTGAATATAAAAGATATGAGAACCAGCATGAAGAAATATTTGATAAAGAAACTTCTGATCGAGCATTCGAAGAAGAAGTAATGTTATCAGGTTTTGGTAATGCTGCGGTAAAAGCTGAAGGTACTGGCGTGTCGTATGACCAAGCGCAAGAAACTTTCACAGCTAGATACACTCACGCTACAATAGCTCTTGCATTCGCGATCACTGAAGAAGCGATCGAGGACAATTTGTATGATAGACTAGCGTCTAGATATACAAAAGCTTTAGCAAGATCTATGGCAAACACTAAACAAGTAACTGCTGCAAACGTTCTAAACAACGGTTTCACAGCTGCTTATGTTGGTGGTGATGGATCTACTTTGTTCTCAACAACGCATGCTACTATTGCTGGTTCATTCAGCAATACATTAGCTACGCAAGCTGACTTAAACGAAACTTCATTAGAACAAGCATTGATTGATATCGCTGCTTTGACTGATGAAAGAGGTTTAAAAATTGCTGCACAAGGAGTAAAATTAATTATTCCTTCTGCTAACCAATTTACAGCTGCTAGATTAATGGAATCTGCAGGCAGAGTTGGAACAGCTGATAACGATATCAACGCAATTAAGAACAAAGGAATGATTCCACAAGGTTACGTGGTTAACAATTTCTTAACTGATCCTGATGCGTTCTATATCAAGACAGATGTACCTAACGGTATGAAGTATTTTGAAAGATCTCCTATCAGAACATCGATGGAAGGTGATTTCGAAACTGGAAACGTAAGATACAAAGCTAGAGAAAGATACAGCTTCGGTTGGTCTGATCCTAGAGGTATTTACGGTTCTCAAGGAGCTTAAACACTTTATTTTACAGGGCGGGCTTGACTCGCCCTGTAAATAACTATAAAGACATCTGTGAGAAGATGACTTACCTAATAAAAGTATTTACAAACGGCATTAAAATCCAATTTACATTGGAATCTGAACCTATAAATTCTACCGAATCTTTACATCAGAAAGTACTTGACTTTCTGGGAAAAATCAGTAAAGAACAATTAGAAAAATTAATTAGTCATAAACAGATTAGTAATTTTTCTTATATAACCTACGAGGAGGTTGAACGTGACATCATTGTCTCAATCACTTCTGGCCAAGAAAATAGACTTGGAGTCACAGTGGAACAAGTCTTATCTTGAACAGGGAAAACTAACTACTGATATGCAGTGGTTGGAAGTAGAGTTGAAGGAAGTCAAAAGACAAATTCTTCAACAGGATCTTGAAGCAGCTAGACAACAAAATAACGTTGTTTTAAGCGAAGAAGAAGATCCATCATTTATAGCTAGCTAAACTAGTTATATTATTTGGAATAAAAGTGAGAGAAACTGAAGCCACCCCTTGCTCTTTCTAAAAAATTAAGCTATATTTAACATACTATACATTAACATCTGATGTAGACGCGTATAGTCGATAAGCCTAATAACTACATTGGATTATTTAGGAGGATAAAAAAATGGCAACAAGAAGTACATTTCAAGGAATAATAAGAACATACGGCGGACAAGACAAGAGTTCAGGTGTAACACCTGCTCCAGTTATTGTTGGCGAAGTTGTAAGTTTCTTATCATCAACTGCAACAGCAACAGCTTTAAGAGTTGGTGTTAGTGCATCAGCTGGAACAGTGTTTGTTCTACCACAAGGTGCTGTACCAATTTCTTTAGCAGTTATAACACCATCTAGTGGTGCTACATCAACTGTTGATATTGGATCTGCTGCTAATTCAACTGCATTCGCAGAAGAACTAGTTTCAGGAACTGCAGGTGTTAAAGTATTATCAGGAGCTGGAGTAACAGGAGTTGGAATTACAGCTAACACTACAGTTTTCGCAAATGTTGGTTCAACAGCAGGTACAGGAACAGTTACAGGCATATTTACATATGCTATAGTTGATGCTGGATTACCTGGTGAAATAGGACCAGCTTAATTAATTTTTTTAATGGAGCTCCTTCGGGAGCTCTATTATTAATAAGGAGAAATTATGAAGTCAGATGTAAAACCAGTCGTTACAAGTTCTACAAGTGCAGTTTTATTCACAGGTCCAACAAGACTTCGTGGATTTATGATTCAATCAACTGGAAGTTCTGGATCAGCAATTATTAATGGTTTAGTGAATGCTACAACTGTTAGTTCTTCAACTAATACACAAGTTTATATTCCTGTAACAGTTGGTGCAAACCAAACTGAAACTTTAAATCTTCCAGAAGATGGAGTTTTATATGCTACAAGAAATGGTGTAGCTATAGTTGATGGAATTGGTGTAACAGCAAATAGTAGTGCATTAACTATTACGTTATTTATAGATAAATAGGAGAGTAGATGACTACCTCTGGAACTACCTCATTCAATCTTGAATTAGATGAGCTTATTGATGAAGCTTATGGACGTGTAGGTATTGCTGGAAGTAGATCAGGATATCATTTAAGAGCAGCAAGAAGAAATCTTAATATTTTATTATCAGAGTGGGACAATAGAGGCGTCCATTTATGGAAGGTTAAATTAGCCACGATCCCTTTAGTATTGGGTCAAGCTGAATATAGCTATACTAGTGATCCTGCAAATTATCCAAACGATATTAACGATGTATTAGAGGCTTATATTAGAAATAATACTTCACCTAATGCTTCATTACCAACAGATACTTCATTAACTAAAATAGATAGATCTGCTTATGCAGCTTTACCTAATAAATTATCTCAAGGAACACCTTCTCAATATTATGTTCAAAGAACATATAGTCCAAGTATATTCTTATATCAAACACCAGGATCTGGATTTTCTAGTCAAAGCACACCAAGCAATTATCAATTAAGATTTTACTATCTTGCAAAAATTGAAGATGCAGGAGCTTATACAAATACACCAGATGTTGTATTTAGATTTTTACCATGTTTAACTTCAGGACTCGCTTATTATTTAAGCATTACATACAAACCTGAAAAAACAGAAATGTTAAAATTAATTTATGAAGATGAATTACAAAGAGCTTTACAAGAAGACGGACAAAGAACTTCATTATTTATATCACCAAAAACATTTTATGGAGATGGTGTATAATGACAACGTTTGCTACAGGTAAGAAAGCCTATGCCATATCAGATAGATCTGGCCAGCGCTTCCCGTATGACGAAATGGTTACCGAGTGGAATGGATCATTTGTTCACACTTCAGAGTATGAACCAAAGCAGCCTCAATTAGAACCAAAAGTTCCAGGAAATGATCCGCAAGGATTATTGAATGCAAGACCAGATAGAACAGAACCATTATCGGTTGTGTTATTAGCTTACAATCCTTTACTTGCAACTTCTGGAAGTTCTACAATTTTAGTTAATGAACCAGGTCATGAAAAGACAACTGGTAATCAAGTTGTATTTACAAGTGTAAGTGCAGCAAATGGATTTACACAAGCAGTATTGAATACAACATTTGGATATTCAATAACTGTACTTAATACAAATCAATATAATTTTAATGTTAGTGAAACTGCAACAACTAACGGATACTTCGGTGGAAGTAGAGTATCTG